CGTATTCCCTTATCGTTGAAACTCACTTATTGCCGGCGTTCGGTCATCTTACAGCGGTTACCGAGAAAGACGTGCAAGATTTTGTATTGCACAAGTTAAACGGAGGGCTTTCGCAAAAAACGATTAAAGATATGCTTATCGTATTGCGAATGATTCTGAAGTACGGGGCGAAGAAAAACTATTGTGTTTACGCTCCGATTGACGTAATTTTTCCGACGGATTGGGAACGACAGGAACTTGAAGTGTTATCTATTGCAAATCAAAAGAAAATTATGCGATTTGTAGAAGATAACTTCATTTTAATCTTTTACAACACAGACGATAATCACCCGGCGGTAATTAAGAGGAAAGACACGGAAGAACTTATTTCGCACCTTAACGACATAGCGAGCAACGGCAAAACCGCAACAGATGACTACCCGAACGCAACGGGAAACAACAGCCCCATCGTACAAAAGGAAAACTCGCTTGAACCTCAAGGGTTCAAACGAGTTTCACTTGGCGGAGGAAGAGGGATTCGTTTAATAGCGGAGCGAGTGAGTTTACTCACATAAGCGAAGCGTCTACGCTCAACAACCGCGCTTTCGCGCTAATGCCCTGCATTTGACACTGCGTGTCCGGTTGTTGGCTATGTCCGCTGCGCTCGATTTTCGCAAATGCAAGCGCTTGCTTCTCTCTTCGCTTGCGGTCATCCTCGTGGTAGGGGGTTCGGCGGCGTAGCCGCGTGCGCGTCGCACACTTCGTTTTTGAAATCACATTATTGCAAGCAATAATGCTCACTCTTTTGCTTGTGTGCTCCTTTTCCCCGCGAGTACACAGTATCCCGCGGGGTCCCCGTATTTTATTGCACAGGAATCACTCTTCCGTAGCAACAAAAAACCCGACAAAATATGTCGGGTTTTTGTGGCGGAGGAAGAGGGATTCGTTCTTGTCTTTTGCAAAGCAACCTTGGTCAGCAGTTTTTATGCTTTGCAAAAGCCTTCGGTCAGCCGCTAAAAACGACGCACCGTGTCGTTTTCTTAACGCTCTCGTTCGAATCCCTTTTATTAAGTACCGAAAAACAAAACGGACAAGCAAAAAAATGCTTGTCCGTTTTGTTGCGGTTACCCAACATTAAGCCTCACAATCGGCAAAAACGGCGGCGTTGAAAGACAAAAAGTCTTAACTCTTATACCACCCCTGTAATTCTTTGAAAAACTTGCAAATGGTACACCGCGGGATCTTGCATCCTTCCCATTCAAAATGCCAAAAATCATAGGAAAATCAAGAGGTTTTGCCTTAAAGGAAGATCCCGTTTCCCTCAATTCTTGCATCCTTCTTTTTGTCGGTTTGCACCCTTGTAAAGCAAAAAAGAGCCGATGGATTTTGCTCCACCGACTCTCGTTTTATATTGTTATCGTTTTGCTTATTCCCACCTTGAAGTTGAAGGTCAACCGCTTGTTCTTGATGATTACGTTATCTATAAGCCTACGGAAGATTTCCCCGTCGAACTCGTCAATCGGGTGCATTCCGTTTATAGCTTCGAGAATATCTTTTATTCGCTTCGTTTCGGATATGCGACTTTCTTCAGCCACTTGTATTTCCCGTTGTTGCTTTTCAAGCACTTCCACTTGGTCGGCAATCTCTCTTACCCTTGCCACATATGCCTCGTATGCAATCTCGCCCGACCGTTTCTTTCTGTTGATGTCAATCATCTCGGTCTGCAAACTCTGTATTTGGAGAAGCACTTGCTCCCCACCGTTATCTTCCTTCTCCCCCAGCGTGTCGACAACATTCTTTTCCAATATTTCTTTGATTGAACTCATATCTCCTACGAGTTCTTTCAGCACGGTTTGGAATGCGTTTACCACATCGTCTTCCAAGATATAGCGTTGCGAACAATAATCGTTTCCTTTTCGTTTATGAGTGATGCATACCCATGTTCTGACATAGTTACCGCGCTTGTATTGTGCGTGTCTGCGGTATATCATCCCGCATTCGCCACATATGAGTTTTTTGCTGAACGGGTATTTGCTGCTGTATTTCCCGTTCCCCGTTTCCGAGCATGTGCGATACTCTTGTCTTCGCGTCATTTCCAACTGCACCAAGTCCCAAGTGTCTTTCGGTATAATCGCAGGGTGACTGTTTTCTACATAATACACTTCTTCGCTTGCAACTCGCTCTTTGCTTAATACATCCCTTTTGCAAGTCTTACCGAGATAAGCGCTTCCGTAGTATTTCTCGTTTGTGAGAATACTCTTTATTACTCCCGTTCGCCACTGTTTCTTCCCGCTCGGAGTCGGTATCCCGTCTTCGGTCAGTCTTTTTGCGATTGCAGAGCAAGCGTAGCCGCTTAGGAACTCCCTATATATCCTTCGCACCACCTTGGCTTGCTCTTCGTTTATGACGATGTTTTTGTCCTTGTCATGGTCATATCCGAGGAATTGCGAGCAAGCCAACACTACTTCTCCCTCTTTAAACTTCTTTTGGAATGCCCACTTTATATTCTCGGACATATTTCTGCTTTCTTGCTCCGCTATCGCCGCAAGTATGGTTATGAGTATATCCCCGCCCGCCGTCATCGTGTCTATATTCTGCGTTTCGAAGTAGATGCCGATTCCGAGTTCTTTCAGTTCCCGTATGTATTGCAATGCGTCGACCGTATTCCTTGCGAAACGGCTTATCGACTTACAAAGAATTTTCTTTATCTTCCCGGCGCGACAATCAGCAAGCAACTTTTGAAAGCCTTTCCGTTGGTCGGCTCTCGTTCCCGTAACACCGGGATCGTCATACACTCCCACAAACCGCCACTCAGGGCGATTGCCAATGTACTCGGTGTAGTGTGCTTTCTGTCGTTCAAGACTGTCCTCTTGCTCTTCGTTCGTGGTCGAAACTCTCGCATAAGCGGCAACGGGGAGTCGCGTATCGATCATCTGCTCTCTTATCTTTTGTGCCGTTAATGGTGCTGTCGCTACGTTTCTTACCACCCTGACTACTCTCGGTTGTTGGACAGTGTCAATTGCTGCTTCCATTCGTCTGTGCCTCCTTTAATCGTTTTTTTTCTTTCCATCCTTTTTGGTTTCCGCTCGGTCCGTTGGTATATTCCCTACTGATTGTAACTCCGTTATAGAACTCGAAGGTCACTACATAGTCTTTAATCGTCACTCCCTTTATTAACCTGCCGACAAGTTCCTCATCAAACTCGTTTATCGGCTTTGCCGCACCATGCCTTATATGCGCCTGCCTATAATCTCGGACTTTTTGCTCTAAAGCCTTCCGTCTTGCCCGTATATCGTTTTTGTCGTGTTCGTAATCGTGTTTGCTTATCAACCCTCGCACATGCAACGATATAAGCTCGTTTTCTTCGGCATTCAGTTTTTTCAGTTCTCTTTCTGCCGCATCCTCATCGTTACCGAAGTTTCTGTTCTCTATAAACTCGTTATACGCTTCTATGAACTTTTCTTTCAGTACCGAATCCTTTATCCCCGAATTAGAGCATCCTTTTTTGCCACAAGCCAAGTGTGTTCGGCATTTCCATATCGGGCAGGCATATTTCGTTCCGCTGTTGTTTATTTTATGAATATAAGACTGGCCGCATATCGGACATTTTATAAGGCTTGTAAACGGGTAACTTTCATTGACTCTGCCTCGCAGTTTCATGTTCCCTCTTGCGTTTATGAGTTCGGTTACCTTATCCCATAATTCGGGAGTTATTATCGCCGCATGACTGTTTTCTACATAGAGCATATCTTTTACCCCGCGGTTCACTACCTGCTGTCCGTTAATGGTTGCTGTCTTATATAGAAGAGCATCGCCCCTATATTTTTCATTGGTTAATGTTTGCAATACTCGTTGTTGCGTCCACAAACAGCCGTTCATTGTTCTGTATCCGCCTTCGTTCATAACTTCAGCCAGTTCTCCGGTGCTGTACTTCCCCGATGAATATAACTCGAACAACTTTCTTACTACTTCCGCCTCGTGCGGGATAATTCGGAACTCTTTATTTTTCATTCTATACCCCAGCATTCTTATGCCTACAACGGATATATCTCCCTTTTCAAACCTGTCCTTGATTGTCCATGCGACATTCTCGCCATATCGGTTAAGGTCCTCTTCCGCAACCGCCGCCGCTATCGTCAAATACAGTTCGCTTTCCGCAGTCAATGTGTTGATATTCTCCTTTTCAAAGACTACCGCCACATTTATCTCTCGAAGCTCTCTCACCGTTTCAAGCAGTTCAATGGTGTTCCGTGCGAATCGCTGTACGGACTTGGTGAATATTATTTCCACCTCGCCTCGTCTACAGGTGTCGAGAAGAGCCAACATTTGCGGACGATAGCGTACGTGTCTGCCGCTTATGCCCTTGTCGGCATACAGTCCGACATACTCGTATTTCGGCTCGTTGGCGAGTTTCTTGTTCCAGTAATCGCTTTGGTTTTCAAAACTGTGCGCTTGCTCTTTACTGTTAGTAGACACTCGACCGTATGCAGCCGCTCTTATCTTTCTATCCACGCTTTACCTCCTCGTTAGACTTTTTGTTTACTTTCTCCCCGACCTGTGTAGGATTTCATTTAGATTAAAAAATTTTGTGCTACCCCGTATTTCAGGTCAGGGTAGCACAAACAATAGCGCGTAAACCAAATAAAGTCCAGACAAAACCGCTTATTTTATGAAAGAAAAGATGCTTTATTTTTGCTCATGATTTCGTCCCTTTCTTCCGTTGTCAAAAGATCTTTCATCCATAGCGTCATGACGATTGCGTCCGCCATTGCGCATCGCATTTCGTTATTTTCCATCCTCATCGTCCTTTTTACCGAGTTGCTTGAGTAACTGATTAGTCCCGGTTGCGGTAAGACCGCTTGCCCCGCCGATGACGATTGCCACCACGATGTTCGGTGCCGGGATGATGCTCGGCACGGCATAGTAGCAAATGATTCCGCACACGACACCGAGTACCGCCGCAATAAGCGGAATAAACTTCTTGAATTTTTCGTTCTCCCCGACCGCGTGTTTGACGATGTTAATCACCCAGTACACAATCGTCGCAATTGCTGGGACACTGATTAAGTTTAAATACTGTTCCATATGTTCCCTCCTTATTTCTTGGAATTTTGTTCGAGCAAATACTCGTAGAGTTCATCCTTTACTTCTGCGTAGGCTTTCATCGCCTCTTTCATCTCGCCGTTGGTTTTCCCGTCTCGAATGGCTACCGCATCCGCATACGTCAATTTCCCAACCGCATCTATACTTTTTAGTATCAGCATGTTCTCTTTGGCTTTTGCTCTGTCTCGCTCTTCATCTTTCTTTTGCTTTTTCTTGAAAAATCGTTGCAAGAAAAAGAGCACCATTCCGCTGATGATGCTCGCACACACACTCACTATTATCGATATCATATTATACATGCTGTTTTGAAATATCTCCGCCGCCGACAAGCGATGCCGTACTTACTCCACCTTCGTTGTTAAAGAGGTTATTTACTACATTGCCGACTGTGGTCTCGCTTTCGTTTTCCACAATAACCCCGTTCGCTATGAAAGCATCCCCCTTGATGGTTCGGTAGTTATACACAGTGGCATCATCAGCAGTGACTTCTCGCCTTACTCCAACTATTGTTTTTTCCCCATCCTTGCCGATTAGCCTTGTTCCGACACTGATTTGCTCTTGTCCGTTATCGTCCCATACAGATATAAAGCCGTCTTTTGTCAAAACTTTGTGTTTTGGTGTAATGGACAGTTCTGTACCATCGTCAAAAGAAAGGGTGTATATATTTGTCGGTTCAGTCAGGATATACCTCTTCAACACCAGTGTTTGAACAAATGATTTTTTCTCTTTGTCATATGCCACGATTTTGTTGCCTGTAATAAGTGAGCGTGCTTCTTTGGTATCTCCATTTAGCGATGTTAATATCTTACTGTCGGCAGATACACAGCCGCCACCGCCGCCACTACTACTCGATGATTTTGCAGTGAAACTCAATGTCATATCAGAATCAATGAATCGGCTTGATGTGTATGAGTTCATTGAATAGCCAGATGCAGCGGTCGGTGTAAAAGTAAAAGTCGACCCAAATATTGCCGAGATTGTCGTTGTTGACGTTACTGTTCCCGAACCTGTTGCGCCTGTTTTTGTTGTGTAACTGTATGCGACCTTACTGACCCCGGTTCCTATGCTGATTGTTAGTTTCATTTCTTTGGCAAAAATAAGCGTTGTATCCTTATAGATTGCCCTTATCCCAAAATAACTTCCCATAGATACCTCCTTATTTAATGATAGTGATGTACCCGGCAGTACCTGTTGCCGTATAATTGGTTTCTTCTTTCACTGTGTACCATGTGCCATCAATTTGCAGTTTTCCGAGCTTCGAATCAACAGTTGCGAACTTTGTTTTAATCGTCCCCGTGGATGTATTATAATCGTCTGCCTTTACAGCCGTTTCCGCTGCTATCGGCAAATCGGTAAGAGTGCCGTTGGCATTCTTAATTTTCGGTCTGTAAGCCATTCACGATACCCCCTTATACTACCTTGAAGAAAAGTCCGCCCGTTGCAAGAGATGCGCTCGGAGTGGTCTGTCCGCTCGTACCGATTTCAATCATCTGTCCGCCTGCGACCGCAATGCCTTTGGCATTGACCTGAACGGCAGAATAAGTGCCTGCGGTTACACCGCTGTCACCCAAAGTAACCGAAACCGTCTTATTTGCAGAGCCGTCCACACTCTGACTTCCCGATCCGCTGATAGCAGTCGAGCCGTCTTTCTTGACACCCGAATTGACGCTTACACCGAGCGTTCTCGCCGCAGTCCACTTGCCAGCCGAAGTCGCGCTCGTTGCCGTATCAGCACTGGTTGCTTTATCTGCTTTCGTAGCTGCGCCGACCTTAGTCGTTCCGTTCTTGATATTAGCAATCTCGGTGACATTGCTATTGGACTGACTTTTTGCCGCATCCGCAGTCGTTTTTACTTCGCCAATAGCACCGACTACAGTCTTTGCCGTAGTCGCAAGCGTGTTGTCCGTCTTCGTCTGATATGCGGCAAGGTCAACTTTTTGCGATTCGAGAGCGCTGATTTCAAAGTACCCGTAAGTACCCGTGTTGTTATCGAGAACCTTGCTTACCCAGTAGTCGGGCGTCTCCAAAGCCTTGATAAAGATGTTATCGCCCACTTTGTAGTCGGTTTTAGCAGCCGCTTTCAATGCGGTTGTCATTGCCGCTACAGTATCGAACGAAACAGCCTTCGCTCTGCCTTCCGCAAGTGCGTATGCGCTGTTTGCTTTGTTCTGTGCGTTGGTTACGGCGGTGCGAATGTCCGAGTGCGCCGTTCCGGACATATTGTGAGTGTTCACCGCTCCGCTCGGTTCAGCGCCGATGTTTGCTGGGGTAAGGTTGACGTTGCCTTTTCTGTAAGCGGTTTCTTTATCGCCCTTGACACCCGTTACGATACCGCCGCCCGTGATACCTTTGACCTGCTCGTAGACTTCATCGATTGCGCCCTGCACATTCTCCGCCGAAATGCCCACCGCCGTACCACTGTACTTGACAACTTCCGCCTCGGTTTCGGGATGGATTAAGACGGTATCTTCCGCGCTGACTTTCTGAATAATCTGAAACTTATTTGTAGTTTGAGCCATGTTATTTGTCCTCCATTTTCTTGAATACAAAATCGCCGTCCGGGATGTCTTCGGTTATCTTGTCAACCGCCTGCAATTTCCCTTTGGCAAGTTCTCCGAGTTTAATCTTATTCGTTTCGCCGTTTTCTCCAACGACAAGAATAAAGGAGTCGCGTTTTTCGACTCCCAGTTTGATTTCCTCATAGTCCGTCACATCGTTCGACAATAGGTTCAGTTCACTCGCCGTCATTTTTCCGTCAAGCGGTTTCCCGTTAATGGTCGGCTTATTCTTTAACCGATTGTAGTTGTAGGTTACGGTAATTCCGGGTGTGACGTTAACTTGTCCCTGATTACCATAATAGTTTTTATCCGCCATTTTCCACCCTCTCTAATACTTCTATTTTTTGACGATGCACGAGTGTTACCTCTTGCTCGTCTATCAAGGTGGCGATGATGTCGTATTTCAAAAAACCTGTTTTGAAGTCCTTTGTAACTTCACCCGGTATTCGAACGCGGAATTCGTCCTCTTCTCTATCCGCCTCTTCTTCGATTCCAAGTTCTTTGCACGCGAACACCACCTTTTCTATCAGTTCCGGGTCGACATTTCCGAACGACAAACCGAACTCGAAAACATCGCCTTTCACCACTTGCAGCATAGCCGCTATTCTTCCACGAAAACGATAGAGGAAATCGTTGTCGTTGTTCCGCTTTTTATTTTCTTTTCTACCTTGCAAGAAATCTCTTTCAAGTGTTTTTCGTTTTCCGCAAGTGTATTGAAGATATCCGGCGTTACTTGGTCTTCTGCTTTGTAATCACTCTTTGGCTCTTTCCAATTTGCCATTCATACCCTCCTTATGTCGTTCTTCCGCGCGTCTCTTGTTTTAATCCGCCGTCAAACGTAAACTTGTTATACTCGCATACAAGTTCTTGACTGTCTCCGAACCTATCCACCGACACATACTTCTCACCGAGATTGAGTTTCGGGTTGCCTCGCCAAGTCGTAGTTACAACACCCTCTCCCGCATGCATCTTTTCGAGTAAGAAATTCGCAATGTATTCCGCTTGATCGTGGCTTTGTACAAGATCGCTTGACGGGTGAGAATACTCGGTTATTCCGTTGTTACGCACGCTTTCATCGTCCTGTTTGGTCAAAGTCTTTGTCGTTATCTCGATTGCCTTGCCCGTGACCGTCAGCACCGCCTTTTGCTTTTCGGCTGTCTTGTTCTTCGCAACGACCGAGCAAGCATTAACACCGCCTTGGAAGTCGGTCAATCGCACGTTTAAGTTATCCGTTTCCATTGCAGGGTACGCAACTTCGGTATTATAATCGAGCGTCAGTTCAAGCGATGCGTTCGGCTCTATATTAAGTTCGACCGATACCGCTTCGACAGTATCGTTCGACAAGGATACGTCACAGTATTCCACAGAAATACGGTTCGCAAACTCGGTCAGAGAAACACTCGATGAGTACGAAAACATATTGCTTTTGTCTATCTGTATTGCCGTCTTTGTCTTTGTTTCTTTCTCAGAGCGGACATTGATTTTATCTTCTCGGTCTACAAACACTTTGCATAGTCCCGCATTGGCGATTTCCTGCAATGCGTCCCAAGCCGTGCCTTTCGGCAGAAATGCCATCGGCACGATTACAGACTTTAAGTCGTTTGAAATAACGAAAGTATCTGCCGTTTCGCCGATATTCAAGAGAATGTCGGTGGCAATATCGTATAGCGATGCGTTCTCCGTCAGCGGAAAGCCGACATAGGTCTTCTTCTGTAACCGCATCAGCCTGTCTACCGCACTGCACTTTACCCATTGAGAGTCTTGGTTTATCTGCCATTCGTCCGAATAGAACGTGCCGAGCGGTTGGTATTTGACTACCCCGTTGGTTTCAATACCGATACTCGGCATCAGTTTTCGGTCGAGTATCATAAGCGAACGGAGATAGCCTTTGTCGAACTTTCTGTCCTTGTTGAAGATATTTACAGTCATCGTGTCGGATACTATGTTGTAGTTTCCGTCCGCCGCTCCCATCTCTTCGGACACTTCGAACATTTCAATGGCATCGCCCTCGTACCGCTCCATCATTCGGTCGTAGAACTTCAATATTTTTGCACAGGCATTCGGCTTGCTCCACTTGGTTATCGTCAGCCTGATGGACGTAATGTCTTCAAGCTGCGGAGTTAATCGCACTTGTATCTGATTATTGACGGTCACACTATCCGAGTGAACAATCTTCCCGTCTCGTTTGTACTGCAAAATGAAGTCGACCGGGTATTCTTGCCTCTTTTCATCGCCAAGCACAACCCAAGAAATAATAGGTCTTTTAACGAAAGAAATTTCGATCCACGGCGCGTTTGCAAACACACCGCTACTACCCGACAACGAACCGCTCCACCAACCGAGAACGACCGAATCGTCCATCATCTGAAATGAGCCGTCCATTGTTGCATTGCCGTCCATCGTACAGCCTTTGACTGTCGGCACAAGGTATGCGCCGAACACTTCGTCCGGGTGACTGATAGCCGAATTACCGCTTTCCGTTGTTTGAATGTCCTTACTGATTTCCGTATCCGAGTAGATAACGTCCACTCTGCCGAGTATTTTTCGTGGATTATCCGTATATTCCATAGGTTATCTCTCCACAAAAGCAACGCTAACGCTTGCCCACATTATCTTGCCTTTTACCCAATCGTATCGTGGTTGACAGGATAAGTCCTGCGGACGAGCGGTCATCGACGTCAACTTTCCCGATTCGGGATCGTTGTAGTCTATCGTCACGAACGAGCCACTTTTCGTTTCGGCAGTCAAGAGTCCCATATCTTCTTTCGAGAGATATTTCCACGAGACTTCGACCTTTCTCTTTCGCCCTATAATGTCTACGACCATTGTGCCGTCCATTGTCCTTTCCGATTTATCCAACACTTCGGTCGTGCAAGTGAGTTCGGTCGGCGCTTTTATCGTCTTACTGTTTATCTTAAAAAATACCGCCATCTTACACCTCCCTTAATGCAATGCCGTTTCGCTTGTATTCTTTGTTCAGTCTCGGCATAATAAGCCTTGCGAACTGCTGTCCGTCAATCTCCAAAACGATGTCTTTTTGCTCTTCTCCACCGTTATTGCCGATTGCCGCTATCCCTTGGAGCATTCCGTTGACCATATCTCCATAGGGACTGCTTCCGCTACCGACTACCGCGCGATTTGCCGATGCGGTGATGTTCAGCGAAGACGCGACCTGTGCCGCCGCTTGCTGCAACATAGGCGTATTGTCATACATTCCGTCTGCCATCATATCCATTAGGTTCGGTATCCACTCGTCTGCCGTATGTCCCGGACCTTTCTTTGTCGGCGAGCCGAAACCGAGAAAGTCTTTTATCGACTGTCCGACCGATTTTACTCCGTCTACGACTTTACTCCATGCTTTCTTTATGCCGTCACCGATATTATTAATTAGGTTTTTACCCCAGTTGAACGCTTGCTTGAACAGGTTGCTAAAGTAGTCTCCGATACTTGAAAACAACCCCGTTATCTTATCCCAAATCCAACCGCATACCGAGCAGATACCGTTCCAAATATTCGTGAAAAAGCCGCTGATACCCGTCCAAATATTGCGGAAGATATCCAGCACATTCACACCGATACCTTGAAAGAAGTCTACGAACCCTTGCCCAAAGCCTTTGATAAACTCCCAAATACCGAGAAAGATATTCTTAATAGCACTCCAAATACTCGTAGCAATGTTCTGCATATGCGTCCATGCATCCGACCAATCGCCTTTGAGTATCGCGCACACGAACTTTATCACTTCGATGATGGCATTCGCCACATCTAAAACCGCACTCAAGAACGGACCGAGAGCTGCAATGATTCCGTTGACAACTCCAACCACTACCCCGTACAGCACTTCGATGATTTTGCCAATCAAGTCAAACACGGGTTTCAAGAGTTGGTAGAGTTCTACGATGGTATCCCAAAGCGATGCGAAGAGCGCCTTTATCTTCTCCCACAGCGGTTCGACATAGTTTAGGAATTTCAGTATTGCATTGCTGACAACGTCAAGCGCACTTTTTATAATCGACCAAAGACGGGTGAACACATCCTTGATGATTTTGAGTATCTGCTTGCCGTACTTCTGCCAAAAGGTCTTGATGCCGTTGACCGTGTCCACCACGATTTTCTTTACGAGCGGCCACACTTTCTTGGCTATGGCAAGCACTTTCGAGAAGACCTCTTTCACGCATTTCCAAACCGTTTTCAAGGCTTGCACGACCGCCGCTTTGATGCGTTCCCCGTTCTCGTCCCACCACGCTTTTATAGTGTTGGCTACGCTTATAATGACAGACTTAATCTTCTCCCATATGCGGATTACGGCATTGCGGAAGTCTTCGTTCGTCTTCCATAAATACACGAGTAAAGCGACTACCGCTGCTATTGCTATGCCGATGAGTCCCGCTTTCGTGAATAGGACTTTTGCCACCTTAATGATTGTGCCGAGACTGCCGACAAGTTTCCCTATTACGATAAGCAATGGTCCGATTGCCGCCGCAAGCAGTGCTATGACTACGATTTGCTTTCGCGTTCCCATAGACAGTCCCATAATCTTTGCCGTAAGTGGCGAGATATACTTCGTTATAAACTGCCGAATGAGCGGAATCAACACATCGCCAAAGGAGATCGCTATCTCTTCGAGCTCGGATTTCAGGATCTTCCATTGACCTTGCAAAGTATCAAGCTGTGTTGCCGCCATGTCGGTCGCTTTGTTCGTTCCCGTAATGGCTTTGGTCATACCCCTTACGGCATCACCGCCTGCCGACATCAAAGCAAGCATACCCGGACCGCCCCTTGCTCCGAAAATCTTCATTACTTGCGAGGTGTCCATTCCCGCATCTCTTAACCTGTCAAGAATTGCTGCGAAATCGTTGGTTGCCGGATTCACGTCTTCTACGGCTATGCCGAGTTCTTCAAAGACTCCGAGCGCCGCCGTTGACGGGTTCATAAGAGATACGAATGCTTGTCGAAGCGAAGTGCCTGCCGTACTTCCGTCATAGCCTGCATCGTATAACACGGACAGTGCGCCGACCGTTTCTTCTATCGTATAGCCAAGGCTGTTGGCAACGGGACCGACATATCCCATTGAGTTTGCGAGTTTATCCATCGATGCCATAGAGTCACCGATTGCTGCTGCAAACACGTTAGTCACTCGCTCCGCTTGGTTTGCTTCCAAGCCGAACTGGTTTAAGGTCGAAATAACAGTTTCGGTTGTGAATGCCAAGTCACTCTGCGTTGCCGATGCAAGGTTCAGGGTTGCCTCGATGGAGTCAGCCATCTGGTCTACCTTGTAACCTGCCGACGCCATATAGTACAAAGCGTCCGCTGCGTCCGATGCAGAGAAAACCGTCTTCGCGCCCATTTCACGGGCGATTGACGTCATTCTTGCGAGTTCTTCGCTCGTAGCGCCTGCGACAGATGCCGCGTTTGCCATTGATTGCTCGAACTGTTGCGACACCATGACCGACTTCGTGCCGAGTGCCACAAGCGGAGCCGTAACCGTTGCCGAGAGTTTCGTCCCCGCTTTGGTCAGGTTTGCCGATACCTTTTGTATCTTCTTTTGGGCGTTGTCTAACCCTTTCGAGAGCGAGGATATGTCCGCCGCTATCTTTACCACAAGGTTTCTTATAACCGCCAACTGTCCTCACCCCCTATTTGATTATTACCCCTTGCTCTGCCGCCATTGCTTTGAGTACGGCATCACCCGCCGAGTTTGTTTTCTTTGGTTTTTTCCTAACGTCTTTGAGTATTTTTGAAAGACTCGGCAACTTTTTCTGTCTTGCGAATGCTTCCGTGTGCCACGCAAGCGTGATGTTATCCTCGAACAGACGAGTTTCTCGCTCGCGTTTTTGCTTTGCCAGTAGCATGACTTCATACGGAGTGTAGTTGCCGATTTGTATGGGATCTATATCAAAGAGGACGACTGCCTTTTCGCAAAACTCGGAAAGGTCAAAAGCAGTCTCACTTATTCCCCCTGTTTACCTTCGGCTTTTCCGAATGCAAGCGTAAAGGCTTCGCCGAGTTTCTCCGCAATCTCGGTAATGTTCGAATACTCGTCAATAAGATCTCCGACCTTTTCAAGCGTAAGGTCTTTATCTTCGTGGCAAAGCCCCGCATACACGATAATGAGCAAGTCTTTGATGCCCACGTGCGAAAGGTCAAGCGCTGTAATGTTTTTGCCCGTAAGGTCTTCTACCTTTACGAGCGCATTGATGCCGTATCTCAATGTTCTGGGTTTATCCAGATTGATGGTTACTCCGTTCTTCATTCTTACTCTCCTTTATGGAAACTCAATTCGCCCGTACCCGTGAGTTCAAGGCTGATGCTGACCACGTCATCCACCGGGTCTTCGATTGACAAACTGCTGATGTATGCCGTTCCCTGATAGTAGTTCGCATTATCCACATACAGCTTTACGATTACGGTCGTGCCTGCAAGATATGCCTCTTGCAATGCCGCTTGACCTTGGGTGTCGGTCGGGACTTCGTAATCGCCTTCCGAACTCGCAGTCCACTCTTTCAGTCCCGTGATGTAGTTTTTCCAGTCATCGCCGAGAGCGGTCGTTTCCAAAGTTTCAAGTGACAGTTCAAGCGACCAGTTCTTGATTGCGGCTACCTTTTGGTTTCCGCTCTCGCCGATAATCACTTTTCCGTTTTTACCTGCTACCGCCATATAGTCCTCCTATTTTTCGTTGTAATAAAACTCGAACTCGATGCTCGACAGGTACTCTTCCGTATTGAACTTCAATGCGGTGTTCCCGTTGTACTCGTAGTCCGTTTTAATGAAAACGGCTTGGATTTCCAAGCCATACATATTTCCGTGAAAGTCTTGAAAGGCACGCTTTACCATTCTCGACAATTCTCTTGCTTTCTTGAATGTTCTGTCGTGGCACACGAACTGCATCGTCTGTCTGACAAACCCCGTATCGCCTTGCAGAGCCGAATCGTAGTTGGCAAGCACGGGCGAATAAACGATTGCCGGGAGTGGCGCGTCTTCGGGGAGCATTATGGGAAATATCTTATTCCCCACACGTTCTCTTATCTGTTCGTTTTTGCTTAAATACGCATATATTGCTTGGCAGATGTCCGTCATAGTTTTCTCCCCACCGCATTCGAGATTGCTTTCACGATCTCATCGTTTATCTTGTCGATATTCCCGTCAACGGCATTTCGTAGAAACGGGTTGGCAGGTCTTCCCCTTGCACCGAGTTCTACGAACGTGCCGTATCGGAGCGATTTGTCATAGTCTACCGACACGGTCGCTTTGGTTTCCGTGGCTTTGTCTTCGTTGAGTTTCAGACTCGCTTTCAGCGTTCCCGTATCCACAGGACAGTTTCGCCTTGCATCGTCAAGCGCAATCTTGCCGCCTGCCTTTGCTCCCGTCATAAGTACAGATGACGCGGCATCTTCCATTGCTCGGATATCTTTCACGAGTTTGTCAGCGCCTTCCACTTTCGTTTTAACCTTCCGTTGCTTTGCGCTGTAACCCATCGTTCACGATCTCCTTGCAATTGAGTATTGTGGCTTTATGCCCCGTTTTATCGTCCGAAACTCCGATTATTTCATATAACGAGTTCCCGTACCTAACGCGATTTAGAACGGTCACGTTAGTCGTGTATCGGAGCGTTATCTTCACCACCGTTTCCGCTGAAACTTGTTGCGCCGTGTAATATTCCGTACCGCTCACGGGTTCGATACTCGCCCACCTTACGTCCGTTGTCACCCATGTTCCTTCTTGTCCGCCGAAATCATCTCGCTCCCACACAAAGGTCAGGATTTCCACCTTTCGGTTCAATCTTCCTATATCCATCAGAACCTCTCTTTCCTGTAGGCGAACAGCATTCGCCTGACAAGGTCAAGGGTTTCGGATATATCGATACCCGTCTTATCCTTTGAGATTTGCCTTTCTTCGTAAAGCGTGGCTACGACTATAAGCATTGCCTGCCGCACGGTTTCGGGAAGAGGTTCGATTTCCGCAAGCGGTCTTCGAAGCACGTCTTCCGTCAGTTCCCGCGCCGCTACTATAAGCGAGGCTATGAGATTTTCCTCGTCATCGCCGTCAACTCTCAAAAACTCTTTGGCTTCTTGAAGAGTAATCATACTCATACCTCCCTATTGTTTTTGGTTTACGCGCCCCTCTTTGCAAGAGTGACGAACGGCGAAACGGTCGCACTGCCTTTGTAAGGAGTGAGAGGTTTCGTCCAGATAGGTTTGCCGTCAACCCTGTAGATGAAACGGAACACGTTTTCATCGTAAAGGAATCTGACGTGAATGGAGCTTGCCGACTTAATGCCGCCCTTATCGATGAGAAGGTACTGACCGATATCCGCAAGGATAATGTCTCCGACTTCGCCTGCGGCGCTACACTGTTCGATAGGTACGACAGGTCTGCCGAAGAGCGTGCCGTAGGGTTTCTCCGAAAGACCGCCTGCCGGGATATACACGGGTTTATCTCCGATTTTGAGCGTGTAAAGGTAAGGTTCAAGTTCTTGGTTGATATACCACACCGCGTTCGCTCTGGAACGAGACCACAGTCTGTTCCACATCTTGATGAGGTTCTCCACGGTGATTGTATCCGTCTGGCTTGCTTCTTTCGCCACGGTCACGATTGCACCGCTGTTAAGGATGCCGAGCGGTTCGCCCTCGCCGCTACCCGAAAGGATGGCATCGTCAATCTTGAACCCGAACTCTTCTGCGAATGCCTGACGAATAACGGCTTCGAGTGCCGCCGCATCCTGCAAAAGTTCATCGGTCGCATAGCAAAGTCCCGTGAGTTTTTTAAGCGACAGTTCCATCTGTCTGAACTTGGGTTTGCTTGCGGTGAGTTCGTCTGCCTCGCCTTCCCAGTAGGTCTGTACACCGCCCCAACGAGAGCCGTTTGCACGACTGTCTTCGTCAATAGCATTGATTTTCATTCCGTTTGCATTGGTGCTGATAGGAATCTTTTTGACCTTGCTTGCGAGAATGCCCGTTTCATAGGTTCTCTTCAAGAGTTCGGTCACAAAGTCCTGCTGTACAAGGAAACCGCCGTCCGAGGGAGTGGTTTCGTTAAGACCGCTTGCCGCTCTCGTGGAAAGTCTCTCGTCCACTTTGCCGCCCGGCATTGCCGCTCTATATGCTGCCATGAGCTGTTCTCCGAAAGACGAAAATCTCTTTTCGTTGTCCTTGGCGGGAGTGGGTTTTACTTCGGGTTTCTCGGTCGAACGGTCTTCGGGTTCGATAGCGAGAAGTTTTTCCGCTCTGCCGATACTCTCATCCCACGCACGGATTTCTTCTTCATACTTGTCGATGTCCTTCTGCTCTTCTTCGGAGAGGAAACGGTCTTCGGCTTCCGCCTTATTAAGTACCGCCATCGCCTTGAGTCTTGCGTCCTCTCTCTTTGCTTTCATTTCGAGAATTTTCTTCATATTCATCTGTTTTCCTCCGATTAAATGATTTTGAATTTTGCTTGCAGGTTCTTGAGTTTTTCCTGCTGTTTTGCCTTTTTAACTGCGTTTTCCGTTTCTTCCGCTACTTTACGTTGCTCGGTCTTATACACGTCATATTCTTGCATTGCACGAACACCGACATCGGTTGCCGTGTATGCCGGAAACGTTACGGGCGAGACGTCAAACAAGCGAACCTTTTTGAGTTCTCTCGTATCGATTCCGTCTTGCGAAGACCACTCATCGTCTTCCACTACAAACCCGATTGACATTTGCGAAATGTCCCCACGGCGGATGCTCGTGGTGATGTCCCTTGCCCAACTCGTATCCGGCGGAGTAATGCGAACACGGAGTCCTACATCGTCTTCTACGAGTTCAAGCGTTCCCGCTCTGTTTCTGCCGAGTACATAGTTTGGATCGTGATTGAACAAAGCGCGGATATCGTCTCTGCCGATGCTCTCCGCAAACGCACCCTTTCGCACTTTCTCTTTGAACGGGAAAATGCCACCCAATGTTTCAGACCACGAATCGAAAACGGCGGCGTGTCCTTCGATACACGTTCCGCCGTCACTTTCGTTTATTCTTATTTCCTTTAGCGGGAGCATTCGGAGTTCCTTTTTGTTCGTTTTCTTCTCCATTGCTACCTCCTTCGTCTGGATTGTTTTGTTTGTTCTGCTGTCCGACCTGTGCCGACATCATCGAACCATTGACGAGATAATCGTCACCGCCCTGTTTCGCCGGGACAAGACTCATATCTTCAAGCCGCCTTATATCGTTGATAGACAACCACCCGTTTTGCCGTCCTATGGAATAGCCTTCCATTCGGGATTTGTAGTCTCCGCGCAGTAGTCCGTCGACATTGAACTTGGCGAAATACAAAAGCCGTTCTTTCTCGTCAAGGAGTGAACGGCTTATCTCTTGCTCCCACCTTACAAGCCACGGCCGTATGGTGTGCTGAACAAACTCTATAGATTGATGTTCTATGTTGGAAAAGGTTGCCCTTTCAAGGTCTCCGACAAGATGCGGCGGAACACGGAAAATACGGCATATCTCGTTCACTTGGTACTTTCTCGTTTCCAAGAACTGCGCGTCTTCGGGTGCGATGCCTATGGTGTGGTATTTCATTCCCTCTTCAAGCACCGCCACCTTATGGCTGTTCCTTGTTCCCTGATACACCTGATTCCAAGACTGTCGGAGTTTTTCGGGATCTTTGAGCGTGCCGGGGTGTTCCAACACCCCGCCCGGTCTTGCTCCGTTGCCGAAGAACTTCGCTCCATACTCTTCCGTTGCCAAGGCGAGTCCGACAGCCTCTCTTGCTTGCGCTATAGGGCTCAAGCCTTTCACTCCGTCTATGGACATGGCTTTGATGTGGAAGATTTGGTCAGGGCGATACACATAGGTTTTGTTGGTTATTTCGTCCGAATAGGTGTACTTAATCTTGCCCGTGGTGCTGTCGCGTTCCACTACCATTTGGTTCGGCTTTAAGTACCATAGTTCGGTCGTATGACCTTGTTTTCGGATGATTCTTGCGTATGCGTTACCCCACAAAAGGAGCGATGTCATCATCGTTTCTCTGAACTCGAAACTCGTCATCTCTTCGTTCGGGAACTCATAAAGGCAAGAAAAAAGCGGATGTTGCTCCGCCATTTCGTTCTTACCGCCTTTTCCTTTCTTAAATAGGTGTAGCGGTAAACTCGCTATTGTCTCCGCCAAGATCTTCACGCAAGCATAAACGGCGGAAGTTTGCATCGCGCGCATTTCGTCCACATTGATACCGCTGTTACTGTTGCCGATAAAGTCGACATCTACACCCCTGATGAACTCTTGCATTTCCTTTGATGGTGCTGTTCGCTTTTCTTTTTTAGGAGCGTCTCTGCTCCGTCCGAATATTCCCATTTTACCTCCATAAATGCCGAACACCGCCTTTGTTTTGGCGGTGTCCTTGCTTGGTTTTTCTATGTTATACGATTGCGGTGTATCTCGGATAGGAGAACCCCTCGCTGTTGATTAGGATTTTGTAGTTTCTATCCTTGCATTGGAGTGCTATCATGTGCCACACCCCGTCTTCGTCTACTCGCATAAGTTCTTTATTTTCCTGTACCCATTTGCAGTCTTCGAATAGGTCGTTCGCTACCTTATCGAACTCGACTGCGGTCAGGTGGATTGTTTTCTCCACCTTGACTTCCGCTTTCGGCATTTCCTTGCCGTGCATGTATTTGTATTCGGCTACCGCATCGTGCCAGTCCTTTATGTTTGCTACCTTTCTCACGATTGTTGCTTTCATCTCTGCCACCCCTTATTTATTCGTTTTGGCGGCTTTCCTGCCGAGTTCGTAGGCTTCTTCGAGCATTGCCTTTATGCTCCACACACTCATTTCGACGAAGTCTTCGCTGTCGCTGTTTCGGGTTTCGAGGTCACCTCTTTCTTCGATGCTGTATGAGTTCTTTTTTGCGATTTCGATGAGTTGTTTTTTCATTGTTTTGCTCCTTTGTTTTTGTACCTACAATATACCGTAAACAATCGAAAGAGCCCAGCGAAAACGCGTGAAAACACAAAGAATTAACAAACAAAAACAAGGACTAACCCGCCCTGTCGGACGGTCGGATTTTTTGTCTTTTTCGGTCGTTTTTAGTCCTTTTTTAGCGGTTTGCTATCGATAAGTGCCATTAGCGTATTGTCGATTGCTTTCCATTCGGCATTGCATATCAGCTCGGCGTATTGTCCTTGCATCTGGGAGCGATACATCTTTGCCTGATGCTTGGCGAACTCGTCTGCTATGATTTCGGGAGCGTGTTCTACATCGGCGAGTATCGTTGCTTTGAGTTCTTCGACCTTGGCATCGTACGCCTTGTTCTCTTCTTCGGTTGCGTGGGTGTGGAAGCCGTGACTGTAGCATTTGAGTGTTCTGAAGATGTCCTGTTGTTTTGCCATTGTTCTGCCCTCCTTATGCCACCGTGATGTATCCGTTTTCGTCCATCGTGTATCCGAGTTTGATGCCGTTTCTTTTCGCGTAGTCGATAAGGACTTCGATTGCCGTTCTGTAGTCTTTGACCGCGTCCGTGTATTTCACTTTGTTGTAGTGGTTATGGTCTCTCACCAGTGCGTTGAGCTTGTTCTTGCAGTAGTTGCGGATTTCCTTTTTCGTTTCCATTTTATGCTCCTTTCGGCTGTTGCCCTTGCTTTGTTTTTGTACCTACAATATACCGTAAACAACCGAAAGAGCCCAGCGAAAACACGCCAAAACACAAAGAATTAACAAAGAAAAAGGGCTTTGTTTTTGCCCTTTATTCGATGGTAAAATCTTCGATTTTCTCGTACTTTCTCTCTACCATTATGCCCTTTTCTTCAATGTACTTTTCCATACTCTCCGTTGTTGGGAACTTGGCAAGCATCTGAAACCGCGTTTTAGGATCGCTGTACACGATTAGTTTCGTATATCCACCTTTCACCGCCTTTTTGTATTCCTTTTCGTCATCGATGATTCCCACCAGTGCCGACATAAAAAGTTCGGAATCTATCGGAAGATTCGCATAAATGCCCGTCATCGGATATCTCTTGTAATATTTGACCGCAGCGGCTTTGAGTAGTTCGTCCATTTTTCTTCTTTCTTCGATTGTTCCATCGAAGTCAATGTCAGCCGCTCCGCCATCACCGCTGTCATTATACCATCCGACTTTCTTGCCTTTATAATAGATGCTGCCTTGAACTCCGTCCCAGTCTCTTCCCCGAAAGGTTCTTATGCCTTTCAAGGTAAATCCAAATATGCTTGCCATTAGTCTTCCTCCGTTTTTTGGTCGTACACTTCAATGGTTATCTTCATACCCGTTCGGAAACCAAGTCTATATGCCCTATGCTGTTCGTTTCCCATTCGTTCGATGACTTCTTCCATAAACTCGTTAAGGAGTGTCATCTGCTCTTCGGATAGGCTTTCTTTCAGTTTGGCATACAGCCGTTCTTCTTTTGTGGACGATGGCAAGGCTTTGTAAGCATCTCGCCCGATGTTCTGTCCGTCATAGATTTTCTCGATTAAACTCATTGATTGTTCCACCTTTTATTTGGTATCACAAACAATAGCGCGTTCGCCGAGGAAAGTCCAGACGAAAATGCCCCGAAACAAAAGAATTATCATTTAATCGTAGATTTCGACACCATCACGGATATGTTTTACCTGCACCGCCGGGCAGAGTTCCTTGTAGCGTCTGACAATGACATCGCAATACTTCGGTTCGAGCTCAATGGCACAGCATTTGCGGTTCAGTTGTTCCGCCGCCACCAAGGTCGAACCGCTACCGCCGAACGGTTCAAGTACTGTATCCCCTTCGTGGCTACTGTTGTAGATGAGCTTAGCACAAAGGGTTATCGGCTTCATTGTCGGATGATCGGCGGACTTGGACGGCTTATTGTCGAGAATGACCGAAGTCGGTTGCTCGAACAGTTTATCGATAAAGTCCACAAGGTCGGCTTTGCTCATCTTTCTTGCATTCAACCTTACGTCTTCATAGACCGTTGAAAGCGTTCTGTCGTTGATGAAATAATGCCCTGCACCCTCTTTCCATCCGTATAGGATAGGCTCGTGTATCCACTGATAGTCCTGTCTACCAAGTGTAAAGTGGTTCTTGTACCACACAAGCGTTTGCGCGTATTTGAAACCCGCATTCACCATTGCCTTGATGAAGTTTACAGATTCTTTCGTGCTGTGGAACACATACACGGGTGCGCCCTTTTTTAGGTTCGCTTCCGCTGCCTTGTAAAAACTCAAAAGGAACTGGTAGAACTCGTCTTCGGAGAGATTGTCGTTTGCGATGTTTCTGTCTTTTCCGTTTATCGTTCCGCCGTAGTCCACGTTGTAAGGCGGGTCGGTTACCATAACATCGGCATATTTGTCTTCCAAAACCTTTGCCACATCTTCCTTTTGTGTGCAATCGCCGCAAAGCAGTCGGTGAGCCCCAAGTATCCATAGGTCACCGCGTTTGGTCTTCGGTTCGGCAATCTCTTCTATGGCTGTTTCGGCATCGAAATCGTCTTCGTGGACATTCTCCATACTGCCGCTACCAAACAGTTCCTGTGCTTCGGCAAGGTCAAAACCCGTGAGCGTGATATCGTAACCGCTACCGTCAAGGTCTTTCAAAAGGTTTGCCAATAGGTCGTTATCCCACTCGCCGCTGATTTTGTTCAATGCGATGTTGAGTGCTTTTTCCTTCTTTTCGTCAAGGTCAACCACTACGCAGTCAACCTCTTCATAGCCAAGGTCTTTCATTACCTTTAGTCTTTGGTGACCGCCGACAACCGTTCCCGTTCGCTTGTTCCATATAACGGGTTCGACATATCCGAACTCTTGAATACTTCGTTTGAGCTTCTCATACTCGGCATCGCCCGGTCGCAAGTCCTTACGAGGATTGTACTCGGCGGCTTTGAGTTCGTCCACCTTTCTTCTCTCTATTTTCATTCATTCCTCCTGTTTTGGGTATGAAAAAACCGCACTCTGTTTGAGTACGGTTTTTGTTATGTATTGATTCGTGTTTAATCGATTCTGTTGTATTTCCGCAATACACTCAAACGAACCCTTTCAATGCTCCCTGATAGTTTTGTTATTCTATTCAAGTCATTATCAAGGCGTCTTGCCTGCCGGGTGAACGCATCATTATACTCTTGTCCGCGCTTGTACACGAACATCGTATATGCCTTATGCGCCCAATGATTTCGAATATCTCTTATGTTATCGAGAAGTTCGTAATCTTGCCCCGATAAATAGGGGTTGCCATCGCTGTTATCAAGTGACTCAAGTTTCTTTAGCACCGGACCGAGCGGTTGCTCTGCTACAACATTATAATTTTCATCGAAATCGCCGTTCAGCATGCCCGCATAAATCAATTTAATATCGTGTTCTATGCATTGGCACTCCATCAGTATTTTTCCAACACTTTCGTGGAATTCAGTTATGTTATTTATCATCTGCTTTCTCCATAGGATCGTCTTCAAGCACTATGCAGTTGACTTTTCTGCTATGTACAGTGCAAGCGTCAAGCGCAATAATTCCTTTGCCGTAATATGGTGAAAAGTCCGCATCTTCTCCAAACTCAGAACATGTCCCATCTATTTTTGCATGCCCGTAAGATGCGTGCCAATGCCCACATACAATCGTCTTGTTTGGTTCTATTACGCCTTGACGAGCGGCCTCCATTCCGTTATACCATCTGGCATAGTTCCAATCGGCTACAGTTGCCTCATGCCAATTTTCCTTATATAAGAATCTGTTCGCCTGTCCGCCGTAACCGAATGCGTTGCAAGGAATCCATCCGTGAACGTATATGTAATTCTTCGTTTCGTAATAGTCGAGCATTTTCGGAATTATATCTTCTATAAACGGCGTATTAAGCAGCTCGTTTTTTATTGCTCTTGCATTCGCCCCAACAACAATCTCGTTCCCTGTCAGTTGCAGAACCGTGTCCACTGTCCCGTTGGAAATGTGATGCGATTGCATATAGCCGAAGTTCTCCCAATCCTGAATAAGGCACAAGGTTAAATCTTCGTGATTGCCACGAATCAATATTACCTCGTCCCTTTCCATTAAATCGGAAATAAAAGATTGCACTTTTACCGCTTCCTTGCCTCTATCGAACAAATCACCGCAAACAATCAACTTATGTGGCTCCGTATCGGTGAAAAATCCTTTTTCTGCAAGAGTGTTATATAGTTCCGTATAAAAGCCATGGATATCGGCTACTACATAATATCTCATTTTATCTCTATCAACTTCGCGTACATTTCGGGA